AGGTCGGCAGGAATTAAAAAATGCAAAACCCCAGACGAGAAAGGTATGTGTCCTAATGACTACTCAAGAAGAAAATGGAAATGTTAATAGTAATAAATAAGAAATGAAAAAATCAGAAAAGTACGATATTAAAGAAGCAAGCAACCAAGACTTAACTGCTTCTGCTAGAAAAAATTATTCAGAGAACGCTGAGGCTGGCTTAAAAATGGTGGGTGGAACTTCAATGGGTTCTAGTGGTATAAATATGAGTGGTTCTCAAGTAGGAAAACACATGGGAGGCCCTAAAATGATGGGTGGCGATGGAAAGAGAAAACCTATGGAAAAAATGCCTTCTGCGCATGAGAGTAAAATTTCTAAGCAAATAGGATTTGCAGATAAAATTGGCGGTATGATAAAGCAAAATATGGATGGGGCTGGTTATCCAGACCTTGATTTAAATACTGCAACTTATGCTATGACTAAAGCTTTTAATAAAGCCAAAGATTTAAAGAAAGAAGGGCCATTGGGGGGGTTAATAAAGTCTTCTGGTGTAAGTTCAAAGTACTTTAGACCTAAATATATCGATAGGTCAGGCAAAGAAGTCGAAGAAAAGCTTGACAGAAGAGGGAACATAATCAAGCCAGATATGGGGCCTGTTCCTAAAACTTTGACTAAAAAAGAAGCAAGAAAAATTCAACGTAAGTAAAAATTAAAAATGTCAGATTCTTATTGGGATGACAAAGTTAAATAGTAAAATACAAACATATATATACATAATGGAAACCAAAGGGAAAGACGGTAAAAACGGCAAGAATAAAAAAATAAAAGCTAGAAGTGGTGGCAAAATAAATATTAGTGCAAGCACTGCTAATAATGCTTCAAAAATAAAAGCTAGGACTGGTGGAGTAATTAATATAGTCAACCCAACAGACACCATATACAGAACGGACACCGTAAAGGTTCCTGTTATTAAAAAAGACACAGTGTATGTAAAAAGAAAAATAGTAAAGCCCACACCAAAGCCCACGCCAAAACCAAAGCCAAAGACAACGCCAACTCCAAAAATGAAGCAACCAATAGTAAGACAAGATAATACAAGGGTTGATGTATCAAATGTAGAAAGAAGAGCTAAAACTATTAAAGTTGGCCCAAAGGAAAAATCGTTTAAAGACTTCTTTCCGTCAAATATTAATATGACAGGAGCTGCTAAAGCTAAACTTAAACGGAAGGATGCAATGAAAAAAGGCGACGTTGGTGGTCCAAAAATGATGGGTATGCGTAAGGCGAGAAAATCCATAAAAAAGGGGGTAGCGTCCGGAGATGTATTTGGATCTAATAATAAATGCTCCTAGTAGTGGGATTTAAGTTATCTAATCCTCCATATAAGAATGAACCGGTCCCAGTCTATGAAACGGACTTGGGCCCTGGCGTTCTTGGACAGAGTAATAACAATGGCACCATTATAATAAATGAAAAGCTAGATCCTAAATTTCATAAGGAAGTTATTAGGCACGAGTCAGTTCATATTAATCAAATGTCACGAGGTGACTTAGATTATGATGACAATAACATTTATTGGAAAGGCAAAAAGTATTCTAAGAGTAATCCTAAGATAGCTATGGCCAGCCCGGCTAATTCCCCCTGGGAAAAAGAAGCATATAAAAAATCTAAAACTAAATATAAAGATACAAAATACAATGTCTAAAAAATTTAAGGATACAAAGCTCGGTGCATTTTTGGGCAATGCCGCACCACATATATTAGATATAGCCGGTGACTTATTGCCAGATGCAGGTGTATTAGGTATTGTAAAGAATCTTATTGAAAAAGATGATAAGATTGACCCCCAAGATAAAAAAGTTGCTTTAGAAAAAGCAGAAAAGATGTATGAGCTAGAGATTAAAGATAGAGATTCGGCAAGAAGCAGAGAAGTGGAAGTTACAAAAACTGGTAGTAAAGACATTATGATGATGCTTACCGGGATTGTGGGCCTAGTTTCATTTTTATTCATTATATATGCGGTAGTTTATGAAGAGGGTGTTTTACATAATGAGCTCTTCGTACATTTAATGGGTATGATCGAAGGCGTTGTTATTAGTAACATATTTGCATACTACTATGGTACTAGTGCAGAAAAGTAATGAAAAGCGAGTAATAATAATAAGTAAGTAATTAAATTAAATTAAATATAATGAGAATAACAGACAAGGAGCTAGAGCTTATTAGGGAGCAACAAACAAAAATTGCTCAAATTAAGCAAGACATCGGAACCCTAGAGCTTAGAAAGCACGAGGTAATGGGCGTAATGCTTGATGTAAATCAAGAAGTCGAAGAAACAAAAACTGGACTAGAAGAAAAGTACGGTCGTGTAAATATTAATCTTGATGACGGGACTTACACAGATGTTGCTGAAGTCGAAGAGGAAATTGGCATAGAAGCTAAATAATGATTAGTGTTGTAAGAAAAATCAGTATAGGCTCTGATTACAAAAATGATGCAATGCATTACGCTGTTGGTCAGCAAGTATACGGAGGTCACGAAATATCTAATATTCTTTTTGATGAGAAAGATAATTCTTACAACATCTATATAAAAAAAGGCGACGAGATTCTTCCTTGGAAAAAGTTTAATAGTAATATGGCTATTTCAGTCGAATATGACTTGCAGTATTAATGAAAAGTATCCACGATTTTATCGTAAAACCTATAGAGGGTCGATACAACAATACTGTTAAGATTGACGAAGTTGATCTTATAGTCAATACAAGAATTGAAGAATTTAAAAGTGTGAGTAAAGTTGCCGAAGTGGTGGCTTTACCATTAGCTGTAGATACTAATATAAAAGTAGGGGACAAAGTTATAGTACACCACAACGTATTTAGAAGGTTTTATGATATTAGAGGAAACGAAAAAAACAGTAGAAGTTTTATTAAAGAAGATATGTATGCTTGTTCACCTGAACAGATATACCTGTATGGAACGAATAAGGCTAATCTTGATTATTGTTTTGTAAAGCCCTTAGTAAGTCACGATATATTTTCTTTAGAATCAGAAGAGCCGCTTGTAGGTATATTAAAAATAGGAAATAAAGGTTTGGCCGCCTTTGGGATGAATGAAGAAGATTTAGTATCTTTTAGGCCAACGTCAGAATTTGAGTTTATCATTGATGGCGAACTATTATATTGTATGAAATTAATTAACATTGTTGCGAAACATGAACGTAAAGGAAACGAAGAGGAATATAATCCAAGCTGGGCAAGTGGCAGTAGAGGAATTAATAAAGGTTGCTAAGGAGGCTATTATTAATTCAACTGACGACTTAACGGCAGACAAGTTAAAGAATGCTGCGGCAACTAAAAAGCTAGCAATATTTGATGCTTTTGAAATTTTAAATAGAATTGAGGAAGAAGAAGAGATGTTGAACGACAAGCCTAAAGACGACACTAAGAAGAAGAGTGAGTTTAAGGGGTTTGCGGAAGGTAGAGCTAAACATAATTAGTATGTACGAACAAACCCTATATAAGGTTCTGGATAATTACATTAAAGCCTCAACCCTTAAAAAGAAAAATAGGCACAAGACCTGGAAGTATGGTTATGACGAAGATCATGACATGATAATTATAAGTAAAACGGGTAAGATAGGAGAGATTTATGAAATACAAAATCTTAAGATAGCATTACCTGCTGAGTTTGAAACTCACAACTTTAAAGATAAGAAGTGGTCTCATACAGAATATCCAAAAGAATTAGCTAGAATAAAAACAATTTTTGATTGGGAGGAATACCCTGAAGATTTTAAGGAAAAATGGTACGATTATATTGAAAAAGGATTTGAAAGGAGGAGCCAAGGATTTTGGTTTAATAATAAGGGTAACGCTACTTACATTACTGGCACTCATTATATGTACTTGCAATGGTCAAAGATTGATATTGGCCCACCCGATTTTAGAGAATCAAATAGATTGTTCTATATATTTTGGGAAGCCTGTAAAGCCGATTATAGATGCTTTGGGATGGACTACCTTAAAAATAGACGGAGTGGGTTTTCGTTCATGTCATCTGGAGAAATTGTTAACCTTGCAACCATATCAACAGACTCAAGATACGGCATACTTTCAAAGTCAGGACCTGACGCAAAGAAAATGTTTACAGATAAAGTTGTACCAATTTCGGTTAACTACCCGTTTTTCTTTAAGCCCATACAGGATGGTATGGACAGACCGAAGACTGAACTTGCATATAGGATACCCGCTTCAAGGCTTACAAGAAAAAAGTTGGACTCTAACGAAAAACCAGAGGATCTTAAGGGGCTGGATACTACTATTGACTGGAAAAACACGGGGGATAACTCCTACGATGGTGAGAAACTAAAGTTATTGGTGCATGATGAATCAGGTAAATGGGAAAGACCTAATAATATACTTAACAACTGGAGAGTTACAAAAACTTGTTTAAGATTAGGTAGTAGGGTTATTGGCAAATGTATGATGGGTTCGACTAGTAATGCTTTGGACAAAGGAGGAGATAACTTTAAAAAATTATATTATGCGTCAGACGTCACGAGAAGAAACAGCAATGGACAGACTGCTTCAGGATTATATTCTTTGTTCATACCTATGGAATGGAACTACGAGGGATACATTGATTCTTATGGACTACCTGTATTCGACACACCGGAAGAACCAGTAGAAGATCCTTACGGAATACCGATTAAGCAAGGGGTTATTGAATTTTGGGATAATGAAGTTGCAGGTTTAAAAAATGACCAAGATGGATTAAATGAATTTTATAGACAGTTCCCAAGAACAGAGCAGCACGCTTTTAGGGATGAGGCTAAAGAATCTTTATTTAATCTAACAAAAATATACCAGCAAATAGATCACAATGAATCTATGGCTGCAAGTACATTAGTCACAAAGGGTGACTTCCAATGGGAGAACGGTATTAAGGATACTAAAGTAATGTTTATGCCACACAAAGACGGTAGGTTTTATGTATCGTGGATACCTCCAGTAGGAATGCAAAATAGAATAGTATCTAAGCATGGAATAAGTTATCCTGGAAACGAACATATGGGGGCGTTCGGATGTGACAGCTATGATATATCTGGGACGGTAGGTGGTAGGGGATCTAATGGGGCTCTGCACGGTTTAACAAAATTTAGTATGGAAGAAGCTCCCAGCAATCACTTTTTTTTAGAATACATCGCAAGGCCTCAAACAGCAGAAATATTTTTTGAAGATGTACTGATGGCATGTGTGTTTTATGGTATGCCAATACTAGCGGAAAACAACAAGCCAAGATTATTATATCACTTTAAGAATAGAGGGTACAGAGGCTACTCGATGAATAGACCTGATAAAAAGTATAATAAGTTATCAGTCACAGAAAGGGAAATAGGTGGTATCCCTAACTCAAGTCAAGATATAATGCAGGCCCACGCCGCCGCAATAGAAACATATATAAACGAACTTGTGGGTATTCTAGGTGATGATGAAATGGGGGATGTTTACTTTCAAAGGACTTTAGAAGATTGGGCAAGATTTAATATAAACAATAGAACAAAACACGATGCCTCTATAAGCTCTGGATTAGCCATTATGGCTTGTAACAAAAATAGATATGCACCTATAAACAGGATAGCAATCAAAAATATAAATCTAGGGTTTAAGAAATACGACAACTCCGGAAGTAATTCAAAAATAAGAAACTAAATGAATGTAAGCGCAAATCCAAACAGTGTATTTCCTAGCCAGGTGGTTAGTGATGAGGAGAAAAATAGTCCTGAATACGGATTCAAAGTTGGAATGGCAATTGAATCCGAATGGTTTCGGCAGGGGGGGACAGGCAACAGGTTCGCTATCAATACTAGTAACTTTCACTCGCTTAGATTATATGCAAGAGGAGAGCAGCCTGTACAAAAATACAAAGATGAGTTGGCTATAAACGGAGACTTATCTTATTTAAACCTAGATTGGAAACCAGTTCCGGTAATTTCGAAGTTTGTAGATATAGTATCTAATGGTATTACGGAAAAAGAGTTTGAGATAAAAGCTTATGCACAAGATCCTGGCTCTACAAAGAAAAGAACTGATTATGCTGAAAAGATGTTGCAAGACATAATAATGAAAGATCAGCTGGCTAAGATAAAAGAGCAAACCGGTATTGATGCGTTTAATACAGCTAGCCCCGATGAATTGCCTGACACGCCGGAAGAATTAGCTACTCACATGCAGCTTAATTATAAGCAATCAATAGAAATAGCTGAAGAAGAAGTTATAAATCAAGTGCTTGCAAAAAACAAGTTTAATGAGATTAGAAAAAGATACAATTACGATTTAACCGTGCTGGGCATAGGGGCAGTAAAAACAACTTGGAACAAAGCAAATGGTGTTGTTACAGAATATTGCGATCCAGCCAGTATGGTTTATTCTTACACAAATGATCCAAACTTTGAAGATATATATTATGTTGGAGAAGTAAAATCAGTATCAATACCAGAGCTTAAAAAACAATTTCCGAATATATCGGAGGAGGAGCTAAAGCGTATTGAAGAAATGCCAGGCAATAGAAGCTATACTACAGGATGGCAAGGATACGATGAAAATTCGGTGCAAATATTATACTTTGAATACAAAACATATAACAACCAAGTATTTAAAATAAAGCAGGGCCCTAACGGATTAGAAAAAGCAATACAAAAGACGGATAGCTTTAATCCACCCGAAAACGATACATTTAAAAGGGTATCAAGAACTATAGAAGTATTATATAGTGGGGCAAAAGTACTAGGAAACAATCAAATGCTAGAATGGAAACTTGCGGAAAATATGACAAGGCCATTTGCAGACACCACTAAGGTAGATATGAATTACGTCATATGTGCCCCCAGAATGTACAATGGGAGAATTGACTCATTAGTAAATAAAATTACTGGGTTTGCGGATATGATTCAATTGACTCATCTTAAGCTACAGCAAGTAATGTCAAGAATGGTTCCTGACGGGGTATTCTTAGATGTAGATGGATTGGCAGAAGTAGACTTAGGTAATGGAACAAATTACAACGCAGCTGAAGCACTCAATATGTATTTCCAAACAGGTAGTGTTTTAGGTAGGTCTATGACCCAAGATGGGGACTTGAACAGAGGTAAGGTGCCAATTCAAGAATTACAAACGTCTAGTGGCGGTGCAAAAATACAATCGCTGATACAAACCTATCAATACTATTTACAAATGATACGGGATGTTACAGGATTGAACGAGGCAAGAGATGGCTCTGCCCCGGCTAAGGATGCGCTGGTGGGACTTCAAAAGATGGCTGCTAATCAATCTAATGTAGCAACTAGACATATATTACAAGCAAGTTGTTATTTAGCCCTTAGAACCTGCGAAAACGTTTCAAGAAGAGTTGCTGATTCATTGGAATATGCTTTAACTGCAAATTCATTAAAAAACAGTATAACACATTTTAATGTTGCTACACTAGATAGTATAAAAGAACTTAACTTGCATGACTTTGGAATATTTTTAGAACTAGAACCAGATGAAGAGCAACAAGCACAGTTAGAACAAAACATACAAGTTGCTTTGCAATCGGGCGGCATAGATTTAGAGGATGCGATAGATATTAGACAGGTAAAAAATCTTCAGCTAGCAAACGAAATATTGAAGACTAGGAGGAAAGGAAAAGCTGCCGCAGCACAGCAAGCACAACAAGCTAATATACAAGCACAGGCACAGGCTAATGCCCAGTTGGCAGAGCAAACAGCAATGGCGGAAGTTCAAAAACAGCAAGCATTGACAGCAGAAAAAGTAGCCATTGAACAAGCTAAATCACAGTTTGAAATACAAAGGATGCAAATGGAGGCTCAAATTAAGAGAGATCTTATGGGCGAAGAGTTTAGCTACAATATGCAACTAGCAACAGCAAGAATTAAGTCTGAATCTGAAAGAGAAAAAGAAATAGAGGATAGGAAAGATAAGCGTGTAAAAATTACAGGTACACAGCAATCAGAAATGATTGATCAAAGAAAAAATGATTTATTACCGAAAAACTTTGAAAGTTCAGGTAATGATGTATTAGGGGGGTTCGGGATAGAACAGTTCGGGCCTAAATAGAATTTTTTAATTTATATTATATTATATTATGCTAGAAGAAGTAAAACAAGAAGGAGACTTTAAAATAAAAAGTAAACCTAAAATGAAAAAGTTTAATAAAGAAGCCGAAGTTATCAAAGTGGATTTATCCGCTAAAGATAAAATTGAGCCAGATATTATTAAGGTTGATTTAAAACAAAGCGATGCCAATAAAGAGCAAGAAACAGCAGCAATGGTTGCAGATAAACCAGCCGAAGCTGTACAAGAAATGGTTACAGAAGTATCATCAGGGGAAAGCTCCGTTCAAAATGAAGGGTTTGCTGGCATCCAAGAAATAACTGGAGAAGAAGTAAAAGAAGTTGTAAAAGAGGCTAAGGAGGCAATTAGGGATGAAAAAATTACGGGTAAGCCGTTACCTGATAATGTTGAAAAGCTTGTTGCCTTTATGGAGGAAACGGGAGGAAATGTTGAAGACTATGTTAGGCTTAACGCAGATTACTCAAACGTTGACAATGATGTACTCTTAAGAGAGTACTATAAAAAAAGTAAACCTCATCTAGACGATGAAGAAATAAAATTCCTTTTAGAAGACAATTTTTCGTATGACGAAGATATTGATGAAGAAAGAGATATACGTAAAAGAAAATTAGCGTATAAAGAAGAAGTTGCAGAAGCCAAAGGCTTTTTAGAAAACTTGAAGGGTAAATATTACGATGAGATTAAGTTAAGACCAGGCGTAACCCCAGAGCAGAAAAAAGCAACGGACTTTTTCAACCGACATAATGAAGATGCAAGCTTAATCGAGCAGAAGCACGACAGGTTTAAAAAGGCTACATCTAATCTTTTAAACGACAATTTCAAAGGTTTTGAATATGAAGTAGGAGGAAAGAAATTTAGATATGGCATTAATAATCCAAGCAAAGTTGCTGAGCAACAATCTAGTATTGATAATTTTGTCAAAAAGTTTGTCGACGGGCAAGGTGAGATAGTTAATCACGAAGGTTATCACAAGGCGATGTATGCTGCTCAAAATATGGATCAGATTGCTAATCACTTTTATGAGCAAGGCAAAGCAGACGCTGTTAAGGATGTTATAGATAGTTCCAAGAACATATCAAACACTCCAAGACAAACAGCTGGCGATGCAGTTTTTATAAATGGTATTAGAATTAAGTCTATAAGCGGGGCGGACTCTTCAAAATTAAAAATTAAAAAATCACAATTTAACAATTAACAAAACAAAAAAACAAAAATGGGAAAATTTGGAACAGGTGTAGACCCGTTAGGCAGATTCAGCTTAACCCCCACGCCAACAAAAACGGCCGTAGTAGGCAATTATTTAGACTTCACAGATGCTGGAGCAAATTCAAATAACTTTGCGCAACAATATTTACCAGAGCTTTACGAAGCTGAAGTAGAGCGATATGGAAATAGAACTCTATCAGGATTTTTAAGAATGGTAGGTGCTGAAATGCCAATGACTTCTGACCAAGTCGTATGGTCTGAGCAAAACAGATTACACATTGGGTACAAAAATGATGCAGTAGCTGCTAACTCTACGGTATCTCTCGTGGCTAGTACAGGAGTTGTAACATTAGGTGGTGTATTGAAGAACGCAGTAAGAAAAGGAAATACAGTAGTACTGTCTAGCGCTGACGGCCTAAGAACCTTAAAAGCATATGTATCTGTTGCGGCCGAAGGGTCTCAATCATTTACTTTATTACCTTACACTCAAGCTTTATTTACATCCGCTGCTGCTGGTGATGTAACTTTTGTGGGAACTGAGGCTGTAAACTTATTCGTTTATGGTTCTGAATTTGCTAAAGGAACCTTCGGTATGCAAGGTTCTTTAGAGGCTTCATTTAAACAGTTTAGCAACAAACCAATTATTATCAAGGACAACTACGAAATTAGTGGTTCTGATGCTGCACAAATTGGATGGGTTGAAGTTGCTGCTGAAGATGGAACATCAGGATACTTATGGTACTTGAAGTCTGAAGGAGAAACAAGATTACGTTTCCAAGATTACTTAGAGATGGCAATGGTAGAAGGTGAGCTAGCTGGTAATGGATCAACTGTACCTGCTGCATTAAATGCAACAGTTACATCTGCTGGTACTGAAGGTATGTTTGCTGCAATAAAAGCAAGAGGTAATGTATACCAAAACTATGCAAGTGGTGATGTAACTCCAGGAGTTGGAAACAGAAGTGCTTTGCAAGACTTTGATTTCATTCTACAAAATCTTGATAAGCAAGGAGCGATTGAAGAGAATATGTTATTCTTGAATAGGTCTACCTCTTTAGATTTTGATGATATGTTAGCTGCGCAAAATTCTTACGGAGCGGGTGGTACATCTTACGGTGTATTTGAAAACTCTGAGGAAATGGCATTGAACTTAGGATTTGACGGTTTCAGAAGAGGTTCTTATGACTTCTACAAAACTGACTGGAAATATTTAAACGATGCCTCCACAAGAGGTTTAGTTAAAGATGTTGACGGTGTATTAGTTCCTGCTGGAACAAGCCAAGTGTACGATCAAATGTTAGGTACTAACATCAGACGACCATTCTTGCACGTACGTTACAGAGCTTCTGAAGCTGACGATAGAAGAATGAAGTCTTGGCTTACCGGTTCTGTTGGAGGTGCTACTAACTCTTCTTTAGATGCAATGACAGTTAACTTTTTATCTGAAAGATGTTTAGTTACTCAAGCTGCTAACAACTTCGTATTGTTTACAGCAACCGTTTAGTATTAACTATTGTAATGTTACCCTCATCTTTTAGATGGGGGTAATTATTACTCTTATTATTAATTTTTATATTTTATTTTATTATGGCAACAAAAGTCCAAAAATCAAAGGTAGCTCTAAAAAGTGTAGCACCTAAACAAGAAATTATGCAAGAAGAGACTTTAATAAAAGCTCCTATTGCTGAAGTAAGAAACTCAGAACCTAAGTGGGAGATTAAAGATAGAAGATACTATCTAGCAAATGGCACGTCACCACTAACTTTTACACTTTGTAGCAAACATTCTTCAAGGTTTCCATTATTGTATTTTGATGAGAATACAGGAGAGCAAAGAGAATTGAGATATGCTACAAATCAAAACTCCCCGTTTGTAGATAAACAGAAGGGTCATGTAACAATTGCTCACATTGTCTTTGTAGATGGAGTGCTTCTAGTAC